ATGACTCAAGTCGAATTGGATGCCCGTGTTCGGGAGCAACAGGCTGCTGCAAAAGAAGCCAAGCTTAAGTATCGCGGCATTGCTTACAAATCTCACGCTACTAAATTTTAAGTAGCAACGGGAGTCAGGCACCTCAGTGTCGGACCTGGCTCCTATTGGCACTGGCCCCTGCGGGGATACCCTTTGCCGAAACCGGTTTTGGTAAAGACCATAATTTTACCAGAAAAATTTAATAACTCTGAACGTTCAGAGAGGTATCATTATTTAACCTCTCCATAAAAATGGCTGACACTATTCTTACTCCTGGGGGCTCGCTTAATAGCAACCCCTCTACTATTGCTCTGTCTCAAGGCTACAATGACGGTAGCACCACGGGAAAGTACGCCACGTATCTGAAGCTGTTCAGCGGCGAGATGATCAAAGCGTACGAGTCCCAGACGATCGCTAAAGGCACTGTCCAAACCCGTACCCTGCGTAACGGTAAGAGCCTCCAGTTCATCTACACTGGACGCATGGAAGCTGCCTACCACACCCCTGGCACCCCTATCCTTGGTAGCGGTGATCCTCCGGTGGCTGAAAAGACCATCCTCATGGATGACCTGCTGATCAGCTCGGCTTTCCTGTATGATCTCGATGAGACTCTGGCTCATTACTCCCTGCGTTCGGAGATCTCTGCTAAGATCGGCCATGCTCTGGCTGAAGCTTATGACAAGAAGATCTTCCGTTCTATTGCTCTGGCTGCTCGTCAGGCACACCCCATCACTGCCGCTCCTGGCCCCGAGCCTGGCGGTTCTGTGATCAACCTCGGCGCTGGTAACGCCTTCAACGCTCAGGCTATTGTTGACGCTTTCTTTGAAGCTGCTTCGATCCTGGACGAGAAGAATGTTCCTACCCAAGGTCGTACCGCTGTGCTGTCCCCGCGTCAGTACTACGCCCTGATCTCTCAGGTCGATACCAACATCCTGAACCGTGACTATGGCAATACCTCCGGTAGCCTGACCAGCGGTGAGGGTCTCTATGAGATTGCTGGTATTCAACTGCGTCGTAGCAACAACCTCCCCTTCCAGGCTGGTACCATTGCTCGCGTGAACGGTGAAAACAATGATTACAGCGGTAACTTTGCTGGTCACTGTGGTCTGATCTATGGTCGTGACGCTGCTGGTGTTGTCGAAGCTATCGGTCCTTCCGTGCAAACCACGGGTGGCGATGTGAAGGCAATGTACCAAGGCGATCTCATCATCGGTCGTATGGCTATGGGTTGTGATTGGCTGAACCCCGCTGCTGCTATCGAACTTACTGCAGTTTGATAACGAGGTACCAACATGATTAATCCTGGTACTTCTGAAGTTGTCTATCTGAACCCTGGTGTTGGCATTGTCAAATCCCAGACCCTTAACCCTCCTTCCCCTGTGGAAGTTGGTCGTACTGTGGTTGACGGTGTTGAAGATGCTGCTACCCAAGGTTCTTCTCTTCCTATCTCTTGGTGATTTAAATGGCTAATGCTGCTGCTGCTGCAGGTGGAAACGGTGTTGCCGGTACTGTAAGCGTCGCTGGTCTGGTTGATCTTATTACTGATCAAACTGGTACTCTGGCTGGCTCGAACTTCTCTATTGAGGGTTTGGCTGCTGATGGCGAAGGCGTTGCGGTCCGTCACTCCGTCTCCCGTACTTCTGGTGGTGCTACTGCTTCGGAGGTTTACTCCGTGACCCAAGGTCTGCGTTTTGCATACTCTGGTGTTGAAGCTGATAGTCCTGCTAAGACTCGCACTGATCTCACCATTGAGTGAGTTTTAATTAATCTGGGACTCCTTCGGGGGTCCCTTTTTTTATTTATAAATATGACGTTCCCCACTACATTTGATTCTGAGACCGAACTCTCCAGCGTAAACTCAATACTGGGGATCATTGGTCAAGCCCCTATTACTACACTAGATTTTACTAACCCAGAAATTTCTTTTATTTATCAACTGCTAGGTGAATCTAGTAAAGATATTCAAAATGAAGGTTGGGTTTTTAACACTGAACTGCATTATCCTTTGGAACGTAATTCAGATAAAAAGATTCCTATTCCTAAAAATATGCTAAGGGTAGATTTATCTGATGGACAAGTTGCTAGATTTTATAATCCAGTAAAACGTAATGGGTTTTTGTATGACAAAGTAAATCATACTTATACTTGGGAAAACGATATCAGTGCTGATATTGTATGGTATTTTGAATTTGAAGATATGCCTTCTGTATTCAAACGTTATGCTACCTACAAAGCTGGCACTCGTGCTGCTACTCAGATGGTAGGTAACCCTCAACTTGTACAGCTTCTAGCTGCTCAAGAACTCCAAGCAAGGTCTGCTTGCATGGAATATGAATGCAATCAAGGTAATTACAGCATGTTTGGTTTTGGTGATAATACTAGCTATACTTCTTATAAACCTCATCAAGGATTGAATCGAGTGGTATGACAAGCATCGCGCAAAAAATTCCTAGGTACATTCTTGGGATGTCCGATCAACCCGATGAACTTAAAGTTCCTGGGCAAGTTCGTGATGCTGAGAATGTATTACCTGATGTTACTCTTGGTCTATTGAAAAGACCAGGTACTAAATACATTAGCACTTTAACTACCACTGCACTTGGTAAGTGGTTTCACATTCATAAGAACAATCCTCTGGCTGGTTCTGAACGTTACATTGGACAGATTACTAGAACTGGTCAGGTATTTATTTGGGACCTTTACACTGGTACAGCTCAAGACGTTACTTATTCTGACGTACCTGTAAGTCCTGATGAACTAGATGATTACGATGATTCAGGTAATACTGCTACTAGCCAAAATTATTTTATTCATCAACAAGACAATCAGCTTCAAGTACTAACTGTTAACGACTATACGTTTGTCACTAACAGAAAAGCTACAGCATCAATGTCTGCAGAAGCTGTTAGTACTCGTCCTTATGAAGCATTTGTAGAGTTACGTGCTATTACTCAGCACCAACCTTATCGTCTAGCTTTTAACGATCTTAACTCAGACGGTGATGACAACCTTGTAGAGACTACTTCCATTACTGGGATGAGTGTTTCGTTTGATGGTTGGGATGGTTATTTGTATACTGACCAAGAAAACGTTTGTGCTCGGGCAGGTACCAATGTCCATGAAAACGTTTCGTTTGGTAGTGGTACTGGTGCAAGCTTCTACGGTCTTGTTTCCTGTCAGTCTGTTACTCCTCGTGATGCTTATATTCAAGGGAACAACATTGCTAGTCAATACTCAGTGTCTGTTACTTTGACTAATGGTGGTACTGGATTCCAAGTTGGCGATTCGTTTACCGCAGGTTACGGTTTCCCTGGCAATAACTACCGCTATACTGTCACAAGTGTTGGACGTAGTACTGTTAGGGCTAGCATTGGTTTGGCTAGCTATACTGCTTCTCACAACGAAGCCCATACTATCCTCAGTAATTTAGAGTCTTCAATTAATGGTTTAACTGGACTTAATGCTGAGGTTATTGGTAACGGTATTTACATTACATCTGATGAACCATTTACTGTTACAACAGATGACCCAACTTTGATGTCGATTATTTCGGCAACTAATGATGGTACTTATACTACTACTGATGGTGCTGGCGGTACTATAGTTCGTACTAATATTGTTAGCGGTGTTAACAACGTAGCAGCACTACCTTATCAATGTAAAAACGGTTATATTGCTCGGGTTCGAAATAGCTTTGAACTTGAGGATGATTACTACGTTAAATTTATTGGTAACTTTGGGCAAGACGGTGACGGTGTTTGGGAAGAATGTGCTAAGCCTGGTATTAAGAATCTGATTAACCCTGATTCTATGCCACACGCTATTCTTCAACTACCTGAAACTATAGAAGATGATGATGGAAACATTATTTCTAAATTTCTGGTTACTTCATTATCTTGGTCACCGAGAGTTGCTGGTGATGAAATAACAAACCCTCGTCCTAATTTCTTACCTACACCTGAAGGTACGTTTGGACGACCAATTCAAAACATTCTTTTTTATAGAGATAGGCTTGTCTTCTTGAGTGATGAGTATATTACCATGTCACGCACTGGTGATTACTTCAATCTTTTTGGTAAGTCTGCATTGACTGTTGCTGCTGATGATCCGATTAACGTAGCTGTTAGTAGTACTGTACCAGCGTTGTTGCATGACGGTTTAGTTTTGGGTGCTGGTTTACTTGTTGTCAGTCCTAATCAACAATTCTTGGTAAGAACAGATAATGATTTACTGTCACCATTAACTGCTAAAGTTAGTAACATTTCGGGGTACAGTTTTAATGCAAACACTAGACCAATTCCTCTTGGAACCAATGTTGGTTTCTTTAGTGACGCTGGGTTATACAGTCGATTCTACGAAATGGTTGACATTACTGTCGATCGTGACCCTGAAGTTATTGAACAAAGTAAATCTGCTGGCACTCTTCTCCCACAAAATTTAGAGCTTATTGCTGACTCTAAAGAGAATGATTTGATCATGGCTTGCGAACGTAACAGCAATCAAGTTTGGTGTTATAAATATTTTAACACGGGAGAAAAACGAGTACTTAGTTCTTGGTTCTATTGGACCATGATTGGTGACGTTGTTCATCACGCATTAATTAAGGATAGCTATTATGCCGCGTTGGAAGATGCTGACGGTAATGTTCGTCTGGTCCGCGGTGACCTACGTCCTTTGCGAAATACTACTACGTTTACTGACGACGATTTCCGAATTCATTTTGACTATTATGGGTCAGTTGCTGCGGCAAACATGACTTATAATCAAAATACTAACCTGACAAGTTTTACGTTGCCTATACCTTACTTTGCAAGTGAAACTTTAAAAGCATTTAGCATGGGTACTGAGCCAGGACGTATCGGTGATATCACTGTAACAAACAGTGGAACTACGGGTAATTTACTTGGTGATTGGACCGATGATCCTATTGCTTTAGGTTACACCTTTAATATGCGTGTTGAATTTCCAACAATTTATCCTGTATCTAAAAGTGGTTTGTCTGGAACAATCCAATCTGATACTCGTGGATCCTTGATTCTTAATAGAATTAAATTAACTTTTGGAGATTCCGGTTACTACGAAGCTATTCTTAAATCTTTTGGCAGAGCAGATCGAACTATTACGTTTGAATCTGCTACTTTAGGTACTTATGTAACTAATACTGCTGCTATTTTATCAGAAGCTTCTAGGACTATTCCTGTGTACGATAGAAATATTAATTTTAATTTAGAATTATCTTCTGATCACCCTTCTCCTGCCACTCTTTATTCTATGGAATGGGAAGGTAATTATACTCCTATGTATTATCGAAGTGTCTAAGTACATTCACCCAGCTACGGTTGAGGCTGCCATTGAGGTGGCCTCTAACCTGCGCTACGAGGACCGTAGAGAGCTTGTAGAGGGTCACGGCTATGATCCCATGGTAGTGATCCCTGAAGCTGTTTCTAAGGGCTTCTGCGTGCATTTCACGGTGCCTAACGGCAAGACTGCCGGAATGGCTGGTATTCATGACAATGGTGCTATTTGGATGCTATGCACTCCAGCCATTGATGAGTACCCAATCACCTTTGCACGTGAAGCCAAACGTTTTATTGAGAGCAGACAAGAGAAGATGCTCTTTAATATCGTGGATGCACGTAATGTTGCCCACGTTAAACTTCTCAGATTCCTTGGGTTTAAGTTTATCCGAGTCATCGGACATGGACCCAATAACTTACCCTTTATAGAATTCTGTAGATTATGGTACTCCCCGTACTCTTTGGTCTAGCTACAG